AAACTGCCGGAAATGAATATGCGGCATTGGTATCGGATGGTGTTGAGGCGGGAGATGTAGATTCGTTTATTGACACTGGATCTTATATATTCAATGCGCTTCTTTCCGGCACTCTTTTTGGTGGACTGCCTTCCAACAAGATAACTGCAATTGCAGGTGAATCTGCAACAGGCAAGACATTTTTTGTATTGGGTATGGTCAAGAATTTTCTTGATACAAATCCTGATGCTGGTGTGTTGTATTTTGAATCAGAATCTGCAATCACCAAGCAGATGATTATTGATCGTGGAATTGATGCTAATCGTATGGTGATTCTTCCAGTGACCACTGTTCAAGAATTTAGAACGCAATCTATCAGAGTGCTTGACAAATATATTGAATCTGATGACAAGAAACCAATGATGCTTTGTTTGGATTCTCTTGGCATGTTGTCAACTACAAAAGAAGTAGAAGATACTGCTGATGGAAAAGAAACCAGAGATATGACTCGAGCACAAGTTATTAAGGCTGCATTTCGTGTCTTGACGTTGAAACTTGGTCGTGCAAAAGTTCCAATGGTTGTCACTAATCACACCTATGATGTAGTTGGTTCAATGTTTCCTACAAAAGAAATGGGTGGTGGGAGTGGTTTAAAGTACGCTGCATCTTCTATTGTTTATCTTTCCAAAAAGAAAGAAAAAGATGGAACAGAAGTTGTAGGTAATATTATTCATTGTAAGAATGCAAAATCACGTTTGACCATTGAACACAAGCAGGTAGATGTTCGTTTGATGTATGAAAGTGGATTAGACAGACACTATGGATTGTTGGAACTTGCATTGAAATATGGAATATTTAAATCAGTTTCAACAAGAATTGAATTGCCTGATGGAACAAAAACATTTGGTAAAACAATTAACAATGAGCCTGAAAAATATTTTACAGAAGAAATTATGCAGCAACTGGATGAATGTGCAAAGAAAGAATTTAAGTATGGCAAGAAAATTGAACCAGAGGAAGAAAAGGAACCGGAGTTGTTGAATGGTTGAAAATATAGAAACATATTATACAACAGTACAAAATGCAGATGCAACTTTGCAAGGAATAGGTCTTACTGAAAATGCTGGTAAATATCATGGTGTCATTTACCAGTATGGAGAACTTAAATTTGCAGAAGAAGAAAATTCAGACGGTAGTTTAAACTTGTCTTTTGATTGGCAACTGATAGACTCTAATGGTGTACCTAAAGATTCATTAAATTCTGAAGAATTTAAAAATTTAATAGGTGACATTTTAGTAAATATTGTTGATAGACACATTAAAGAAGGTAATATATTTTATGACGATAGAGGAGACAGTACTAGCTCAGTTGATTCATAATGAAATTTATGCAAGAAAAGTTTTACCATTTCTAAAAGCTGAATATTTTCAAGAAAGAAAAGAAAGGGTAGTATTTGAAGAAATTCGTAAGTTTGTAGATAGTTATAAAAAAATTCCCACCAAACAATCTCTGGAGATTGATCTTGACAATCGAAGAGATCTTACCGATGAAGAATACAAAATAATCGTAGAGAAAATTAAAAATCTTGAGAAATCTGAAGTTGATCAAGAATGGTTAATCAACTCAACCGAAAAGTTTTGTAAAGACAAAGCAGTTTACAACGCAGTATTAAAGGGTATTAGTATTATTCAGGGAAAGGACAAAAAACTTTCTCCAGAAGCACTTCCAGAAATTCTCTCCGAAGCACTTGCTGTTGGATTTGATAATCATGTTGGACATGATTATATTGAAGATGGTGAATCTCGTTTTGACTTTTATCGTCAGAAAGAAGAAAAGATTGAGTTTGATCTTGAATTTTTCAACAAGATTACAAAAGGTGGTCTTTCAAACAAGACATTAAATATTGCACTTGCAGGAACTGGTGTTGGTAAATCATTGTTCATGTGTCATCATGCAGCTGCATGTTTGATGCAAGGCAGAAATGTTTTATACATTACACTAGAAATGGCAGAAGAAAGAATTGCTGAAAGAATTGATGCCAATCTAATGAATATTCCTATTTCAGATCTTGAAACAATCTCCAAGAAAATGTTTACAGATAGATTGGAGAAGATACAAAAGAAAACTCAAGGCAAATTGATCATTAAAGAGTATCCAACTGCTGCTGCACATTCTGGTCATTTTCGTGCATTGATCAATGAATTGGCATTGAAGAAATCATTTCGTCCTGACATTATTTTTATTGATTATTTGAATATTTGTTCATCATCTCGTTTTAAGTCAAATGCAAATGTTGGTTCTTATTTTTATGTCAAAGCAATTGCTGAAGAACTGAGAGGTCTTGCAGTAGAAAATGATGTGGCTATTATGAGCGCAACACAAACAACAAGAGGAGGATTTGCAAATTCAGATGTTGATTTGACTGATACATCTGAATCATTTGGTTTGCCTGCAACTGCTGATTTGATGTTTGCGTTGATTAATACAGAAGAGTTAGAAAAGTTAAATCAGATCATGGTTAAGCAATTAAAGAATCGGTATAATGATCCAGGAGTAAACAAAAGATTTGTAATTGGAGTTGATCGTAGTAAAATGAAATTGTATGATTGCGAACAAACAGCACAACAAGATATTCAAGATTCTGGTGTTGATTTGGAACTTGGCATTCAACCAAAATATGAAAGATTTTCAGAATTTAAAGTATAGAATAATATAAATATTTACCTAATTCTAAACAAAAGTATTTTATGCTGAAATTCAACGATTTCCTCTTGGAAGGAAAAGAAAATAAAAATCTGCATCTGGAGCACATCGAAGATCAGATTATGAATTTTGGTATTGATGGTGGACGTGCTGCGATCAATTTTCTTCGTTCACTAAGAGATATGCTTGCTGGAAATTCACGATCATCAGTTAATATGACTGTAAAATGGGACGGTGCTCCTGCAATCTTTGCAGGGGTTGATCCATCTGATGGCAAATTCTTTGTTGCCAAGAAATCTGTTTTTAATGCAACGCCAAAACTTTATAAAAATAATGAAGAGATTGATGCAGATGTAAAAGGCACATTAAATTCAAAATTTAAAATTGCTCTGTCAGAACTTTCAAAATTAGGAATCAAAGGAGTTCTTCAGGGCGATTTAATGTTCACAGATGATATAAAACCAGAAACAATTGATGGAGTTAAATATCATACATTTCAACCAAATACAATTGTTTATGCTGTACCAATAAATAGTGATTTAGGTAAACAAATCAAGAATGCCAAAATTGGTGTTGTATGGCACACAACATACACTGGTGACGAATTACAAAACATGTCTGCCAAATTTGGAGCAGATATTTCTAAACTCAATAAAGTATCTAGTGTTTGGATGGATGATGCAACTTACAAAGATGTTTCAGGATCTGCAGTGATGACAAAGGATGAAACAAATCTTTTAACAAGTCATGTTTCAAATGCAGGAAAAACATTTCACAAGATTAAAGCACCGCTGTTTCGTAGTTTTTTAGATATGCAAAATTCATTTACAGGAAACCTAGCTGGTGCATCATTAAAGACATACAATAATTCAAAGGTTCGAGCAGGAGAACCTATATCGAATCCTAGAGCACATGCTCAAGGGTATTTGCAATGGGTAGATAATGCGTTTCAGAAAAACATTGATAAATTAAAAACAGAAAAAAATAAAGAAATACAACAAAAGAAAAAAGACGAAACGATTCGTGAGTTGAAAAAACATATTACTAATATTCAATTTATTCTTGAGTTTCAAAATCATTTGATTGCTGCAAAACTTGAAATACTAAAGAAACTAAATAGTATTAAACAATTGGCTGATACATTTATTAAGACTGCGAATGGATTTAAAGTAACATCGCCAGAAGGTTATGTTGCTATTGATCGTATTAGTGGTGAAGCAGTCAAATTGGTGGATAGAATGGAATTCTCTTTTAATAACTTTACTGCTATAAAGTCGTGGGATAAATGAAAACATACAAAGAATTGGTAGAAGAACTTTCTGAAAAGAAAACAATGAGCCTTGCACAGAGAAGAAAGCAAGGGCAACGAATGAAAAAGCTAGCAAAATCTTCTGGGTTTCAAAAGAAACGTGAAAAGAAAATGTCAAGAATGGCAACAAAAGAAGATTTAATGAAACGTGCTATGAAAGCAGCAAAAATAAAAGTTATTGAAAAATTAACAGGTCTTTCAAAGTCAGAATATGCATCTAAAACGCCACAAGAAAAAATGATGATAGACAAGAAAGTAGAAGGCAAAGGTGCTGCTATTAAAAAATTGGCAATGAAGATGCTTCCAGTTCTTAAAAAACAAGAAATGGAAAGAATTAAGCAAATGAAGGGTTCATCATCTAAGGAATAAAATAAATGCAAAAGTTTTTTGAGTTCATGGAGGCCCGTGAGAAAACAGCAGTTTTCACTTTTGGCAGATTTAATCCACCGACCACAGGGCATGAAAAATTAATTGAAAAAGTAGCATCAATTGCCAGCAAAAATAATGCAGACTTTTTCATTTATGCTTCCCACTCACAATCTCCAAAAAAAGATCCATTACCACATCCTCGAAAAGTGGCATATATGAAGAAGATGTTTTCAAAATATTCTTCTAACATTATAGCTTCTGCCACTGATAAAACACCAATTGATGTTGCTGTATCATTACATAAAAAAGGATATACCAGTTGCATCATGGTAGTTGGTGGTGATCGTGTTAAACAATTCACAGAACTTTTGACCAAATATAATGGCGTTGAAGCACGACATGGTTATTATAAATTCAATAAACTAGAAATTGTTTCAGCTGGTGAACGAGATCCTGATTCTGAAGGTGTGACAGGAATGTCAGCATCTAAGATGCGAGCAGCTGCAGCATCAAATGACTTTGATTCTTTTTCAAAAGGATTGCCAAAAGGATTTGGTGATGGAAAGAAATTGTTTGATGATGTAAGAATGGCAATGGGAGTAAAAGAATCATTTATTAACAGAGTAGCAGAAACAACTGATGATCATAAACTAAGAGATGCATATGTGAATGGAAAGATTTTTAATATCGGAGATATTGTTGAAGATATTAATACTGGAGCATATGGAAAGATAGTCAGAAGAGGCACTAATTATTTGGTATTTGCGGAAGCTGATGGAACCATTCATAAGAACTGGTTGTTTGAAGTAAAACAAGATCCTGAGATTAAGGACAGAGAAGGAACACAGCCTGCAAAATATTATGCCAAAGATGCTGAAGGTGATGAAATGTCAAAATCTACCAAAGCAGCAAGAGCACGACATTTTGAAAAGGGTGCAAAGAAAGATGATAACGATCCTTCTGCATACAAACCTGCTCCTGGAGACAAATCCGCAAAAACTAAACCTTCCAAATATACAAAAGCAGTCAAGAAAAAATATCCAGAACTGTATGATGAATCAGCAGCAGATAAGTCACTAGCAAAGAAAGCAAAGGCATCTGGTATTTCAGTTGGAATTCTTACAAAAGTATTTAAACGTGGTGTTGCCGCATGGAGAACAGGGCATCGTCCAGGAACAACTCCCGAACAATGGGGTCATGCCAGAGTAAACAGTTTTATTTCTGGTGGCAAAACAAGAACAACAGCTGATGCTGATTTGTGGAAACAACATAGTGGCAAATCAGAATCATTGAATATTGAATCTTTTGTAATTGAATCTAATCTTTATCGTGTAGGTTCTGAAAAATATTTTGAACAATTCCGTGAGTTGAGAGAATTGTATCAAAATAATTTTCTTGATGATTTGACAGAAGAGGATATTGAAATTCTTGAAACAGATATTGGTGAATTTGCTATGTACGAAGGAAATCATGTTCCGCTGGACTGTCCGATGATTGAAGAAGAAAAGGATGTTGAATTAAATAAACCAAAAAAAGGTGGACCAAAGAAATATTATGTGTATGTCAAAGATCCAAAAACTGGTAATGTTAAAAAAGTCACATGGGGTGACACAACTGGATTAAAGGTAAAAATTGATGATCCAGAAGCAAGAAAGAGTTTTGCTGCAAGACATAAATGTGCGCAGCAAAAAGATCGAACAACTGCTGCCTATTGGGCATGTAATCTTCCTCGTTATGCTAAACAACTAGGACTTTC